CTACCTACCTCTCGACCCGTCTCGGGCGTTTCTGGCCCTCCACGGAGATCCGGCATCACCCGTCGCTCCATCACCCCGAGACCGACCGGGCGTACCCTGCGATGGTCGCCCGGATCACGGCCCCGGACGGGACGGGGGCCAGCCTCCACCAGACCTACCTCGACCCTGCCGGGCGGAAGGCTGATGTCGATCCCTGCCGCCGCCTTGCAGCCGGGCGCATCCCGGATGGGTCGACGGTCCGTCTCTGGCCCGCTCGAAACGTAATGGGCGTGGCGGAGGGAATAGAAACCGCGATGTCGGCAGCGATAATATACAAAATGCCGGTATGGGCCTGCTTGTCCGCTGCGATGCTGGCGAAATGGGAGGCTCCTGCGGAGGCGGAGGAGATCGCGATATTCGCGGATAACGACCGCAGCTATGCCGGGCAGGCTGCGGCATACAGGCTGGCGCAGAGGATCGTCGCGGCAGGAAAGCGCGCGACGGTATTTGTCCCGGATGCTCCGGGGACGGACTTCAACGATGTCCTTCTGGCCCAGAAATAGAAAAGGGGCCAGAGATTTCTCTCCGGCCCCTTGCTGCGGTTCGCGACACCGCCGCTCTAGGTAGCATCCTGACGTAGTCCGGGACGAGTATGGCTCCAAGTCCCGGACATTCGCGCTACCCTAGATCAGAAGACCCACTTGGCATGTACCGCGCTATCAAGTGCCGACTTCGCCCACCAGTTCAGGCCGCGCCCCTGATAAATTCGACCGGCGTAGATCGCAGCGAAGTGGCGCCCGCGCTCATAGTTGACCGCATCCCTCTCGTTTTCGATATCGCGAAACGGATGACCGGCCCGGTAGTCCGAGATGCCGAGCTTGAAGGCTTCGCACATTGCGACCTTGTAGACGCTCACGCGCTTCGTTTTCTTGCAGCTCCAATTCGACATATCAATCTCCTTTAGATGAAGTGGTAGTGGGCAGGAGCGTACCCCTGCCCACAGGGCATGTCAAGCGACGATCTTAGGCCGCTTGATGACCGTCTGGCGAACACCCTCGCGCTCGCCATGCTCGGTCACGGTCGCGTCCAACGTGACCGTCTCGCCGCGCGCGGCCAGTTCCTTGCTGCCCTTGTAGACGACGACGTTGCCATCGACGTCCTCGCAAACGTGGAGCCAGATGATCCCATACGCGCTCTCAAACGAGCGGACGAGGCGAACGCTAAGGACGAGCCTGTGGCGGTCCCCGACGACGCCGACATGCTGGCTACGCGCGCCCTTCGCGGCGCGCTCGGCATCGGCGGCGGCGCGCGTGTCGAGCTTGGCGAGCAGATTGACGAGGAAATTCTGCTGCGCGTCCGAGATCGAGCCGTATCGCACAAGCTTGCCGACGATGTCGCTGATCGTCGTCTCCTCGTAGCGGTAGCCGGTGCGCTCGGTCGCGGAGTAGATGTCCCATGCGCGATCCAGACCGGCCTCGGCCAGCTTGCCCTTGGCGAGGAGCTTGCCCCTCGTAGACTTCCGCATGGCCTCGGCCTCGGTGCGCGCGGCGCGGAAGGCACCCTCGACGCCCATGCCGACCTTGGCCGCGCAGTCCTGCCCCATCCGCACGTAGCTGTTGGTGTCCGCATGATAGAAGATCGCGGTCGTGCGCGCGTAGGCACCGCAAACATGGCAGGTACCGCCATGCTCATGCCCGCTGAACTGCGCGCCCGGATGGCACTCCATGTGCCGGTTGAAGGTCGCGCGCGCCTCGCTCAGGGCATACGCCGCGTCAGGCGTATTCGGCTCGGGGAAGAACATCGCCACGAACTCGTAGTCGTCCGGGCGGATCGCGGAGGGGCGGTGGATGTCGGTGCGCTGGGTCATATCGATCTCCATCAGTTGAGGTAGTAGGCCGATGATGCCTATGCCCGTTGGGCAGGTCAACAGGAAAGTGAAGCCCCGCCAGAGATGATCCGGCGGGGCCTGAAGGTCAGAACGTCGGGTCCTCGTACCGCTCGCGGTGACCCAGCATGACGCCGCTGCCGCCGCCCTTCACGCGCCAGCCGCGCTTCGTGAGCCTCACGGTCTCGACCCGACCGGCGGGGTCCGGGCTGTACTCGTAGTCCTGCTCCTCCGTGTAGTAGCCGCGCGCGTCCGTGCGACGGTAGGCGTCCTCCTGCACCTTGATGGTTTTGCCGCTGGCAGACACCCAGACGACGGTCGCGGGATGGCGGTCCGACCACATGAGGATCGTCGCGCCCATGCCGACCTCGGGTCGCGGCGAGGCCGCGCGCGAGGCGATGTGGTTGATCAGGGAACCAGTCTCAGAACCGAGCTTCATCATAATCAGTCTCCATCGGGTTGAGGTAGTGGGCCGATGATGCCTATGCCCGTTGGGCATATCAACAGCTTTGTCAAAGAAAGATTGGGCCTAGATCAATGGGTTAGCAGGAGGGGTCACGAACCCCTTGGCAAGGGGGGCCGATTCGACTAGGTAGCCTTCATGGCTCTGCCCCGCAGGAAGACACTTGACTCAGGCTCCTCACCTGACGCAGGCGCTTCTTCCGCGCCAGAGCCGCAGTCAACAGGGGGTATCATGACTGCATCACCTGAGCGGGATACATCGCCGCCTGTCGTAAAAACAGGAGAGACGGCGACTGTCGCAACGCCCGCGCGCGCCGGGACGAAACGTGGCTCCCGGACCAAGCGAGGGGAGGCTGCTAATGCCTCTGGCACGGGAAAGCGCAAGCTCCGTCCTCGCGGTCTCCCACCATACGCAGGAAGAGACGCTCAGGATCTCCTAGGCATCGGGCAGCAGGAGATAGATCGCGTTGCCTCTCTCCCTGACATGGATCTCTTCAAGCGCCCTGTAGGCAGGCCAACAGCGTATCATCCAATGTTCTGCGAGAAGGTCATTCGTCTGGGAGAGAATGGAAACAGCCTGACGCAGATTGCTGTAAAGCTTGGTGTTGACAAAGCTACGCTTCTCAATTGGGCCGAGCAACATTCGGAATTTTTCACTTCCCTAAACATTGCACAAGATGCGGCAAAGGCTTGGTGGGAAGACATGGGCATGATCGGACTGGTCTCCGAGAGGTTCAACTCCGGGGTCTGGTCAAAGAGCATGGCTGCTAGGTTCAGGGATGAATACACAGAGCGCAGGCAGACAGAGATTGCTGGGGAAATCGTGGAAAAGCGCGAGCTTACCATCAATGCTAGGAGCCTCGATCCTGATGCGCGAGAGGCGCTGAAGCAGGCTCTTCTGAGCGTGAAGCGCGCTGTTGATGGTGATGACGAATGATCCCTTACGGATGGCATTGGGAGTTCGGTTGGTTGAGGCGTGTCGAGCTTGATTGCAACAATCCTCGACGTTTTGCGTATGAACTGCCTGATGGATCGATAGCGTTCTCGTCCGCGCCAGAGCATCGCGAGCAGGCATATCTGGTTGTCGAGAAGAGTTTATCTTTGGGTAGGGTTGTCAAGTTTGCACGCGACAAGGCTGTACAATGACGCCGGATGCGGAGGTTCTCGCTGCTCAGTTGGCTCGGATGCGTCGCGAGCGAGATTCGTTGTCGAGGATTGTTGCATTCGGGCTTGACATGCTTCTACAGACGAGAGTAGACCTCGCATCACGCGGCATCGCGGTCGATGCAGCGACTGAACGTGCGATGACCAAGTTTGATCGACTGGCTCGCCAATTGAGGAGGACTTCACATGGCTAAGGGTTTCAAGATTGAGGACGGCGTTCCGATGCCTGCCGCGCGTATCCGTGGCTCGCAGCAGCCGCTGATCGACGCTCTGGCGGCTCTGGATGTCGGGCAGAGCTTCTTCGTCGCTGCGGAGGCTTGCAAGTCGCCGGCGGCGTATGTGGCTCGTGTGCAGAAGGCTAGCGGCGCGAAGTTCACCTGCCGCAAGTCCGAGGAGAAGGGCAAGATCGGGCATCGCATCTGGCGCTTCTCCTGAGTTGAGGGGAGGGGACGGGGAGTGGTTTCGGCCCTCCCCGTTTTCTTGTCGCAGAATGTTGCATTTTGTATAGGAGATGGATGATGAGCGACTGGATGACGCGCGAAGATAAGATCGCGGAGATCCGCAGGCGCCACGAGGAAGGCGGCATTGGCAAGTTGCCGATGGCGGCGCTCGCCGAGGCGCACGACGACCGCGCCACGCTGCTGGCCGAGATCGAGCGGCTGCGCGCCGATCTCGCCACCCAGCAGGGATGCTGCGATGGTGCTGCGGCGCAGGATGCCCACATCCGCCGCGAGCGCGAAGAGCATCGCGCCAAGATCGAGCGGCTGCGCTCGGACAACGAGCGCCTGACCCGCGAGCGCGACGACGCGCGGGCGGAGGTTGAGCGGATGCAGGAGCTGTTGCCGGGCATCAGCATCAACATGGTGGACTTGATCGTGCAACTGACCCGCGAGCGCGACAAGGCGCGGGCCGAGGTTGACCGGCTGCGCGCGGAGATCGAGCGGCTGCGCGCGGAGGTCGCGCATGGACACTTGGCCCACAAGGCCGCCTGTGAGGGTGGCGAGTTGCTGCGCGAAGAGATCAAGCGGCTGCGCGCGGCGCTGAAGGACATCGCGCGCCAGCCCGAGGGCGACGAGCAGTCCGCGCAGGCAGTCGCGCGCGAGGCGCTGGAGGGCAAGCCATGAAATACAGCCCTGAACTATCCGCGCGCCGCAAAGCACAACTTGATGCATGGATGAAGCGCCCCGACTGGCTCCGTGGCGCGGCCAAGGTCCGCATCGCAGAAGCCATGCGTCATCCGAGCCATAGCGAGGAGCATCTCCGTCACATGCGTATCGCCACGCAGTATGAGCAGGAAGCCGAGCGAGGAGGGACTGAGTGATGAAGCTGGGGGAACTCCGCAGGATCTGTGACCGGCTTTTGGACGCGCATGGAGACGATCTGGAGGTCGGCTTCGTTTATCCCATCCCTCACGCCACGCAGCGCAGAACGCGGCTGGGCAAGGTCACGAGCTATGAGGTCGCAGCATCTGATGGATCGGGGTATGTGCGCTTCCATTTAAACTACGCGCGCGGGGAAATGAGCGATGCATAGGCTTGTTAAACTGGCACGTCGCCATCTTCATATCGCCGCGACGCATTATGATGGCTGCGAGGCCGATCACTACACCTGCTTGATCCAGAAGCTTGCCGACGAGGTCGAGCGTCAGGAGAAGGTGATCGACAATCTTGTGAAAGAGATTGAGGAGAACGAATCGTCTCCGTGCATGGGTCATTTGCGATGATGCGAGAGGTTCATTGGTTCATGATCGCATTAGCAATTGCTCTTATGTTCATGGGGATTTATCTATGAACAGGCCGATGTATGAAACGCACAGGGACAGGATTGCAGAAGCTCGCGTTGCAAAAAAGATTGCAGACAAGTGGCTTTGCAAGGCTATCAAGTTGCGACCTACATATGTTGTTGATTATGCATTGATGCAGGGAGATGCGTTCAAGGCTTTCATGGAGATAAAGTGTCGCAACTATTCCATGAAGCAGATGGATGACATGGGCGGCTTCATGCTTTCGCTCGACAAGTGGGTGAAGGGTCTGGAGCTGGCGAGGGCAGGCGGCATAGAGTTTGTTATCGCTGTTGATGCGATTGGCGGGACATATTGGTATCGGGGCCATGAGCATGACGGCATGAGCCTTGGCGGTCGCACGGACCGGGACGACCCGCAGGATGTTGAACCTGTCGTGCTGTTGAGGGCTGAGAGGTTCAAGAAGCTATGAACTGCTCGGGATGCATCTACGCCGAATGGCATCGGGATGCGAGGAAGCGGCTGCACTTCAAGGGCACGGGGCATTGCACCCGACTGGAGGAGTGGCCGATGGATACTCGATTGCCTTCCGCGTTCTCTTGGCCGGGAGGGAAGGCTCCGCAGCCATTTGGCGGCTACATCAACCGCAATCAGGATCTGGATGTCCTCTGCCCGTTCAAGGTGACGAGGAAGAGCAAGGGGGCCGATATCGATTCCCTGATCCGTGCGCTGGAGGATGCGGTCGTGATGGTGCGTGAAGCCGACGAGGATTCCGCGCCAAGGGCCGCGCTTGCGTACGAAACTGCTCGTATTGCATTGAAACAGGAATATGTGAGGATGAAAGATGAGCGGGATAATAATCAATGATCCTTGTTATTACTGCGGCAGGGAATTGAACAGGGTCGTGAAGGAAGGCTGCGGCTCTGAAGAGTTTCCAAAGTCTGCAGTAGACAAGTGGTGCATGATCTTATCGGCAGCGAGGCAGCAGAATGATGTCCAAGACAATCTACGAAAAGGCTGAACAGCGTAAAGAGATGGAAGAGGCGCGTCTCAGGATGCGTCTGGAGGATGTCCGTCTCATGGGGGCGCACTATGCTGGTCGAGCCTGCTTCAAGCAGCCTCTCGACACGGTAGATCCCCTAATTCATGAACTGAGCGTGCTCTTGGAGGATCATGCAGGCTTCATCGCGGACATCTGCAAGCGGGCCGGTGTATGCCGCTCCACGGTCCAGCGATGGATGCACGAGGGGAAAGATCCCAAGCTCAGTTACTTCAAGGCCATGGTGAATGCCATGGGCTATGAACTGTTGATCGTAGAGAAAGAAAATGACGATTGAATCTTTGGTAAATGCACTACGGCAGAAGGCATTATGGGATACTCAAAAGTATCCTTGGTATCCGCACATGACTAAGGATGAAGTGAGCAAGGACATGAAGGAACATATCTGCTGGAGGGCAGCAGATCTGATCGAGAGCTTTAGGAAAGGATAACGGAGATGAAAGATTTTAAATTTACAGCAATGTATTTGGCCGCAATTCCCGTGACAAACTATCTTTTCTCGTACATAGGAGTTATTAACATACCCGGAACTCAATATGTATTTCATCCACTTGCTGTTTTGGTTGGTTTTTGGCTTGTTCTGAGGGATTTTTCTCACAAAGAACTAGGTGATAAGTGGATTTTTGCTCCAGTTTTTGTTGGAATGGCTATTTCTTTCGCAACATCATCTCCCAAAATTGCTGCTGCAAGTGCAATTGCATTTCTGATTTCGGAAATGGTTGACTATGCCGTGTACAGGTGGTCTGGTCGTCCGCTGCATCAGCGGGTTTTGCTCTCCAGCGCAGCTAGCGTCCCGGTCGATAGCGTGATTTTTTCTGGAATAGCGTTTGGGATCGCCAGTATAAATCCTGTAACCTTCACAATAATGCTTACAGCAAAAATGATTGGGGCAATTATTGTTTCTGAAATCATGAGGAGGTCAAAGTGAAGTACAAAAACTTGGTTCTTCTTAGCGGAGGAATTGATAGTGCGCTTGCGTGGTGCATAGCAAATCTGAACGGGCCAACAATCGGCCTGTTCTTCAAATATGGGCAAGCTCACATGGACATGGAAAGACTTGCAATGATTAGATTTGCAAGGAAAATGAACATTGATGTAATTGAAAAGAATTTGGATAGCCTGCACAAGTCTGACGATGTTGTTTTTGTCGGTCGAAATTTACTGTTTATTGCTGCTGCAATACCAGTTGCATCATCAATTGGAGCTTCAAACATATGGATAGGCTGCAACTGGACTGATATGGAAAGATTTCCAGATTGCAGGCACGAATTTATCAAATCAGTTGATGTGTGCGCCTCTGCTTATGGTGTGAATGTGTTTGCTCCATTGATTGGCATGACAAAGCAGCAAGTGAAAAAAGAATTGATAAAATTTGGACACGATGTCGATGACTTTTGGTCTTGCTACTCACCATTGAATGGAAACCCGTGTGGATCTTGCCTTGCTTGCGAGGTAAGAAAGTGACCATTCATTATCATGGAACTCCTATAAGCCCAAGAAGTGTCATTGAAACACTTTCTGGTAGGTTTTTTTGCGTGTCACATGCTCATCCGGGCGATGTGAAGATTGTTCATCAAATTGGTCAGGGTGTAATGCTGGATAACGGAGCCTTTTCAGCATGGAGAGTTGGAAAGCCTGTAAATTGGAAAAAATACTATGACTGGTCCGCAACTTGGATTGAATATCAAACTACATGGGCTGTTATTCCTGATGTGATTGATGGCTCAGAAGAAAACAATGATGCGTTGATACTTCAATGGCCGCATGGAGTTCGGGGTGCGCCCGTTTGGCACATGCATGAATCCATATCTAGGCTATTGAGACTTGCTGAAAAATGGCCCCGTATATGCATCGGATCTTCTGGAAAGTATTCTACTGTTGGAGATGACAAATGGCATTGGCAAATGGAGAGGGCCATGAATGCACTTTGCGGCAATGGCCCAGCTCCTGTCTGGATTCATTTGCTTAGAGGTATGAATTTGTCTGGGTCTAAATATCCATTTGCAAGCGTTGACAGCACGGATATTGCTAGGAACCATAACAGGGGGAAGGATGCGTCAAAGATGGCTGCCAGATGGGATTCGTTTCAATGCCCAGCCAGATGGCATGTAACCCCTGAGCAGGATGTTATGCTTTGAAGGATTTTCAACATGCCGTTCGTTGAGATTGATGGGCATAAGATCGATGTCGATGACATGCTCCGTGATATCGAGCGGACGGAGTGTGAAGACAGCCTGTATGAATTCCTGCGTCGTGGATGGCGGCATATTGATCCCGCGCCATTCACCGAGGGCTGGCCTATCGAGGCTGTAGCGGAGCATCTGCAAGCGGTCGCTGATGGGGACATCAAGCGCCTGATCATCAACATCCCGCCGCGCTGTGCGAAGTCGAGCCTGACGAGCGTTGCGTTCCCGGCTTGGGTATGGGCGCAGCCTTGGATGACGGATACCTCTGGCGCGGGAGTTCAGTTCCTCCATGCAAGCTACGCACAGCAGTTGAGCTTGAGGGACAGCACCAAGTGCCGCCGATTGATCGAAAGCCCTTGGTATCAGGGACTGTGGGGGAACAGGTATGCTCTGACGGGTGACCAGAACACGAAGACGAGGTTCGACAACACGATTGGCGGCAGCAGGCTTTCGACATCGGTCGGATCTGCCCTGACCGGTGAAGGCGGCAACATCATCGTCGTAGACGATCCTAACGCCGCGCAGGAAGCGTTCAGCGAGGCGACGATTGAGACGACCATTGAATGGTGGGACGGCGCTCTATCGACGCGTCTTAACAATCCAAAGACCGGCGCGTTCGTCGTGATCCAGCAGCGCCTGAGCGAGGAAGATCTCACGGGGCATATCCTGTCGCGTGAGTCTGGCCTGTGGACGCACCTGATGCTTCCCATGCGCTACGAGCCAGAGCGCAGCTATTCGACCAGCATCGGCTGGCAAGATCCGCGCAAGGAGGCAGGAGAGC